TCTTCTTTAGGTTCTTCTTTTACTTCTTTAGTCTCCTGCTTCACTTCTTCTTTAGGTTCTTCTTTTACTTCTTCAACGGATTCAGGTTCGGCATCAGTTTGCGGTTCTGATTCTGGTTTGGGAGTAACTTCAACAGATTCAGGTTCCGTAGAAGCAACCTCTATCTTTTCAACAGGTACCTCTACTTCAATTTCCATTTCAACATCTACCACGGTAACAGGAACTTCCATCTCCATATCAGGCATGTCAAAATCCATCTCCATATCAGGCATCTCAAAGTCCATCTCAAAATCTATTTCTAGATCAAGTTCTAACTCTACTGACTCGTATGACGTTTCATCTGTACCACCATCGTCAATAGGTTCTAAATCAAAACCGCCATCAGGTTGTTCTACGGGCATGTTGTTATCAAAAATATCTTCTACTATATCTAACTCTTCTTGAGTGGCATCTCCGTTTGTATAAACATATTGCTCAACAGTAGTGATTGATTGCATTACGATCCGAGACACAACATTATAAAGTACGTTAATTGTTACATCATCAAAGACTGGACCAATAGCAAGGTTAATATCCCTACCACCTACTTCCACAATAAGAGTAGTAAGCCCATCAGAAAAATCAAAACCACCTGTGTACTGTGCATATCCACTGTCAACTCCTGCCGCTGATAATACATCCGTACCCGCAAACTTAACGGTAGAACCGTCTTTGCCTGTGATATGCATGTATATACTATCGCTAGAATCCTGCTTATCCACTTTTATACTATACGTTGTTTTACCACCTTTTTCTATATTTAGATTTTGAATATCAATTGTTTGTATGAAAGTGGTTCCCATTCCAGAGACACCCATCGTAGAAGTGCTGTTACCAGATCCTGTTATCTGAGCGCATTTATCTGTGCCTAAATCACCACAGGTAGATCCTGTTGACATCGAAGCTGGGCCCTGGCCTCCCCAATCTGAGTCCATATCACCTTGTTTCGTAGAGGATACATAAGTAGAGTCAGAAGATAGTATGTCACCTGAGTCTTCATTCGTTACTGTGTCTACAGTTGTGGTTACAGTAGTCACTGTTGTCGTCAGTGTACCTTGTCCATCATTGTGAGATGTTTCTTCAACAGTCTCTACAATTGTTGTAAATACATCTGGATCACAAAGGCCTACAGTTCCTGTCGGGCAAACCTCGTCTGCCTTAGATAAGGAGCAGCATAAGGATAGCACCAAGAGGCTTAAACCACATATGCTTCGTACCTTCATTATCTAAGGGCCTTTTCTTTGGTTCTTTCTTCTTTTCTACTTTAACAGATTTTACTTCTTCTTTAGGAATGTTCTGTTCTATAACAATAGCTTTTATGCTAGAGTCCGTTGGTATTAGTTCTGGATTCTTTTCCCACGCAGCTTTTGCTTCATCACCAATCTTACCCATGAAGGGACATGGAGTCCCTGCCATCCACATACTTGTAAACACATTCCCATCTCCACAAAGATGAGATACTGCGGCTACCTTCATACCCATTCCAAAAAGACTACGACTTAATTTAATTCGCTGACACACCTCATCTGTAATAGTTATACCTGTAGAAATACCTAAGACTTGAGTCTGCACAGATGCGGCGGCGGCAGATTTACAAACATCACTGTTGTTTACCACCACGCTTGGAGCACTGGCAGTCGGTACAGATTTGTCCGTTACCACAGTTGATGAAACCGTGTTAGAATCCGCAGCATGAACTTTTAAATACTCTGTTGACCACACAGCAAGAAGAGATATCAATCCCATGTAGATCATCATTACATATAAAATTCGTTTAAATGTCATTAGAACACTCCTAAAAACCTTTGCCGTTTAGATATAGGACTAAATCTAGAATTTACCATACCACCTTGAGCCATGCCTTTTTTAGATAAAGCAATAGCTACTGCTTGTTTTTGAGGATAGCCTTCAGACTTTAACTTTTTAATATTAGAGCTTACAACCTTTTTTGACTTTCCCTTTTTAAGTGGCATTACGGTTCAAACCCCCTACGACTTCGAGTTGCTGCGGTGTCCGCTCTTTGTTGAACCGCATCTCGTTGTACATCTATTCGTTCTCTGTTCACTTCATTCCTATCATCTGCAATCTCTTCTTGAAGTTCTAATCGAGCCGCATCCGTTACAGCTTTCTGTTGTAACTTCTCTGTCTCAATCATCATGTCTGCTTGGTCAGTCATTGCCTTACGTTGTTCTGACTCTTGCTTGATACCAAGTTCTTGCATTCTAATCTGAACCAAAGGATCAGCCATAGGATCAACAGGAGGTGGTGATAACTCTGGAAGATACTGTTGCATTAACTGTAGTTCTTGCATCGCTACAAGTTTTTCCATTTCCCCTGGTACTTGCATCTGTTGTTGAAGTTCTTGCATCTTCTGTTGTGCTAAACGTGGATCTGCACCACCAGCTTGAACATTCATTTGAACTTCTTGCATGATACCTGCCAACTCTTGTTCTACTTTTTGCTTTGCCAATAAAGAAATATGTTCTTGTACATGCGCGTAAAATGTTCCTTGTACTTGAGGAGATGTAACAACCAACGGTGTTTTCAAAAACATAAGGTGAATAGCTATGTGTGTTTCATGATCTTGTTCTGGGAAGGCTTGAAGCAACTCTGACATAAGAGCTCTTGCGTTCTCCACAGCGGGATCTAAAGGTGTAGGTTCTGGTTTAGGAGGTAGAATCTCATCAATGTTCTGAACCTCTAAGGCTTGATACATCCTTCTATATGCTGCGTATATGTTATGTATTTGAGGATTAGTTTGTGCCAACTGTAATTGAGATTGTGCTAACGTAACCCGTTGCGACATAGAAAAGATATTAGGATCCGATACTGGTATAACATCTACTCTTCCGTCAAAGTCCTCTGCCTTTATTGACCGTGGTGCTCCCGCTACATCATACGGATACTCAGGTGGCAAGTTGTCAGAGAATATTCTTGCTAATAGTCTAAACTCAGTTTTTTGAGCGTAATGCAATCTCTTATGTATCGCTGACATAACTTTCATTCCACGTTCCAACATCGCAACTGTTGTACCAACAGGTGTCTCTTGGTTCATGTTATTTACTTGTTCATCAGCTAAAGAAATGAATCTACGCCCACCTTCAATCAACACACCAAGAAGTTGTGCTAATGTTCCAGAAGGCTCCTTGTAAGGAAGAGGAGTAATTGCACTCCTTATATCCCCACCAGGTACATCTATATCCCGCCATTCACCCGGTTGTAATGGGTCATCCGAATTACGCACCCTTACACCTCTGGCCTTGAATCCCGCTGGCAAATTAGCCAACGTCCCAGCGTCAATAAGTTGACGTAGGATGCTTGTTGCAGAACGACCAAGACCCCCAATCATGTGGATTAAGCCAAAACCATAAAAACCTAACCCAGGCATGAATTTATAATGAACAAAATATTGTCGCTTCTTAGCTATCTCAGAGTTCTCTTCGAAGTTTCTTCGAATAGCAAGTATCTCACCAGAACCTTGATCAATAGAAACGATATACGGTAACTGTATCCCTGTGGCCTCACCTTCAGGGGACATGTCTTCAAATCCTTCCAGATCTAAATTAACGTGCATTTCTAAAATAGTGTACACGTCATCCATGTATGTCTTAGAAATACCATCTAACTCATTTACTTTTTGTTTAACGATGTCTTCTTCATCGGACTTGCTTAACTCTACATCTCTGTAGAACTCCGCAACTTGCATCTTGCGTACTTCATTAAAGTCCATTCTTAAAATGTGAGTGACCCTTGAGGCTGTAGCTAAATCGCTTGCAGAGTACGGAATAACTAAGTCTTGTGCAGGAATAAATTTAGATACCGCTCTTTGCAGTGCTTCATCGTAATAAACTTTTTTGAACGTAGACCCAGATAGCGGTAAATAAAATAACAACTGATCCATGTCAGGATCAAACTCTTCCATTACCTCCATGATTTGATAGTTCATGTAATCTTTAACTCTGTGCGCTTGATCTTCTCTCGCTTGATCTTGAAGACCCAGTACTTGTGTCTTTATAGGTCCACCCGAAGGTAGCAACTCTTTGTACGCTTGCGCTTGGAACTGAGTTACAGATTCCATAATCAAAGGATGTGTTACACCAGAAGCTCCCTCAAACGGAACCGCTCTCTCTGTTTGTTTAACACCAAGAAGATCAAGACCATTTGTATATGCCTCTTCCCACTCTGCCCTTGACGTAAGATCATCTTCGTATGCTCCTCGCAACTCGGAAGACAACTCTCCTAAATAAGTATCATCTAAATATTCTGCTAAGTTTTCGTCATGCTCTATTTGAACATCAACCTCACCTTCAATCATTCCACTTAACGCTTGTATGAGAGCACCACCATCTTCCCCTGGTATTACTTCCGCTCCTCCTTCAAAGGTTTCTTCTTGGATGAGCTCAACTTCTTGACCTCCCATATCGGGTGCTGCTGCGCCGCCTTGCATAAGGCCAGAATCTACAATTGATCCCATTGGTTGTGGTGGTAGTGCCATTAGTAGTACTCCCTTTTCTGAGGGTAATAATCTTCT